GGTGTTACTTAAATGTTACTGCACTTTTGCAGTTATATCAAACATTAAATTGATATTTGCGTGCATTTATGCAGGCTTTCGCGGGAAAACATACCCTTTTGGGGAAGCGACTTTACCTTTGCCAAAGGGCAGGCCGGCCAGTTCGCTTTCTGGGCTGCTACCTGTCCGGCCTGCGTGCCGCATAAAAAAAGGGCTGACCATCGAGGCCAGCCCAGTTTTGGGAGGAGTGTGTTGTGTGCGTTATGCAGCTTTCTTTAGCTTATCCCGCATATCCTTTAGAGCCTGTAGCTTTTCCGCATCTGTGCGATTGTCGCTTGGCTTCCGTTGGTATGGCGTGAAGGTGTCACCTGTCAGCTGCTTGAACGCTTGTTTGTAGTCTGCGAGTAAATCCTTCAGCATCGTGATATCTGTCTGAACTTCAAGCTGTGCGATTTCAATCTCAAGAATGAGTGCTTCATCATAGTGCGGTGCGCCTACAACAGCCCCATACTTGTTCATCATCTGCTGGACACGGCCGCCAAGTGATGCAAACACTTCTTCAGTAACATTTGCTGATGATACGTGCTGATAGTCAGCGACAAGCTGTGTTTCTTTCTTCTCTGATTGAGTGATGAGCCACTCCACCTGTTCAACTGATTTTCTGATCATGCTTCTGTGCAAATATCCTGCATTTGAATGGTCAGTAGGGATGCGGCTGTTTAGGCCTGCTGCGATTTGGTTCAGTGCTTTAGTCATGTCTTAGCTCCTTCTTAGCTGGGCAGGGGCCAATCCCCTGCGAATGATGAGTCCGCTAGCGTCACGGCCAGACCAGATAAACAAGGCTCCAAGCGGAGCGAAGGACCGTGGACACGGTTGCCTTGTTTATATGGTCGAGTGATGCAAGGTAACGAATCAGCAGGGGTTGGCCGCACCAGCAGGAGCAAGAGACATGTCACTGAACCAGCGCAGGCCGACAGACGCAGCCCACTGAGCCTGACCCCAGTGTTCTGTTCTGTGCGTTGACAGCGGTATCAGACAGCGTTGATAAAGGGGGGGAACACAAGGGGGGGTTGGACAGGATTGAGCATGAGTGATGTAGCGGTGAATAGGAAGCTGACCAGCAAGCAGACGGCCTTAGTTGATGCGCTTGTAGCAAACGGGTGCAGTATCACAGAGGCCGCTAGCTTGGCTGGTTACGCTTCTGGTGATAGCGGGAGAGTGACAGCCAGCAAGGCTTTGCGGCTTCCGCATGTGCAAGCTTACATGATGCAGAGTATTGCAGAGAGCATGGGCGTGAGTGCTACGATTGCCGCCGCTAAGCTGGTGCAGCTTTCTCGTGGGGCCAAGAGTGAGTACGTCCAACTGGAAGCGAGCAAAGACATCCTAGACAGAGCTGGATTCAAGGCCCCAGAGAAACACATGCACCTGCACGCTGGAGACATATCCGTCAACATCGACCTCAGCTAATCGAGCGCATGTTAATGGTATCGGGCCTTGCCCGATGCAATGAACTGCGGGCTGGCGCATACGCTGGCCCGCACGCAGCTCGAATCTGGCAGATAGTTCGACACAGGCACAGGGGGGTCAAAAATCGTACGCCTACCCCTCGACCCCATCCTTCACTCGTATTTTTTTCCTCAAGGTTCGTTCATGTTTGTGCGTTGAGTTAGCACTGCGATATTGAACATATTGCAGAATGGCTAATCTGAACGACATGTTGAAGAATATGGAACTTCACAAGAACTTCTATATTCGTGGTGTAGTGAACTCACTCCTTCCTGAGTTTGCCAACCCGTTAGATACAAGCATCACCGAAAAAAATATTTCTGGCGAAGCGATTGAACTGTTGCGAACCGTTGCGCAGAAAGAACACCCAGACCTAAAAGATGGGCAGGTTGTTCAAATGGGGCATAGCCAAGACGGTGAAATTAAAAACGCCCTTGGTTCTTTTGGCCTAACAAAACAAAACGGCAAATACGTTGTGTTTGATACTTATGATTTTTCCCCTCTTCAAAGCATTGACTTTCTTGATGCGGTCCAGATGTCTGCCGAAGACAAAAGCCCATACATGGTTGCCAGATATCTTGGCGGCAAACTAATGCCAGAAAATCCTGACGGTTCAAGCAGAGAAGACGCTATGCGGGTGCGCATCGAAATCCCCAACGAACCTGACACCATCGACACAGAATATGATGACGACATACCAGAAGGGGCAAAAGATTTTGTCTTTGCTGGCCCAATGACAAACAAACGCTTTTCCTTATGGAAAACCTTTAGTGGGAGCATGTAATGGCAAGCACACCAGCATGGACACGCAAAGCAGGCAAAAACCCTAAAGGCGGCCTCAACCAGAAGGGCAGGGATTCCTATAAGGAAGGCACACTTAAAGCCCCAGTCAGGCGTGGTGACAATCCGCGCAGAGCCAGCTTCCTTGCACGCATGGCTGGCAACAAAGGGCCAGACAGAAAACCAAACGGTGAGCCTACTAGAAAATTATTATCACTGATGGCGTGGGGTGCATCCAGTTCTGCTGATGCTCGAAAGAAAGCCGCCGCCATTTCCAAGCGCAACAAAGCCAAGAAGGATAAAGCATAATGAAACAAGCCCCTAAAAAACCACAGAGCAAGGGTCTAGCGTTTACAAAAGAGAACTCTTTAAAAACGCCAAAGTCATTATTAAAAAAAGCTGGCTGGGGTGAGGGCAAAAGCGCAACGACAGAGCTTGCTTTGGAGATTGTTCCTCGTAGATTTCCAAACTCATGGGAACGTGCCGATAATGCTGGCAAAAGAAGAATGTTGCGTAGATACAAAAATTGGATGGGGGGTGAATTAAACAGGAGTATTATGAGGGGTGGAGAAGAATAATGATGAAGAAAAAGAAAGGTAAAAAGTAATGCCAAACGTAGCTGGAAAAAAATTCCCATACACCAAAGCTGGCAAATCAGCCGCTAAAAAAGCAGCGGCTAAGAAGAAGCCAGCTAAATCATTAATGAAGCGCACACCTGCTGCTGGTAATTACTCACGCGGTTACTGATGTTTTACGCATCTGTTTTCTTTTGTTGGGTAGCTTTTGAAGGGCCTCAATGTTTAGTGGCTCACGATACTGAAGGCCCGTATGTAAAAAAAGAACAGTGCGAAACTAGGTTGAAAGAAATGGAATTTATAATTCATTCAAAGATACCGCTGTCTACCGTGAGAGCAAAACTGTGTGAACAACAAACAGAAGGGAATGTCTAATGGCATCATTACTTACAAAACGTCAGGCATCGACTTTGAAGAAACATTCTGTTCATCACACAGCAAGCCACATGAAGCTTATGCGAAAGCTTATGAAGGAAGGAAAATCATTCTCTGCGGCACATACGCAGGCAATGAAGAAAGTGGGGAAATAATGGCTGTCAATGCTGCTGGTAATTACACTAAACCAAAATTAAGGAAAAGCCTGTTCAACAAAGTGAAACGCGAAGCAAAGGGCGGAGCAAGCGGTCAGTGGTCAGCAAGAAAAGCGCAAAGACTAGCCCTGCTCTATAAAAAAGCTGGAGGTGGTTATACTAGTTAATGTTAGCAGAACTTGCGGCTATCAACGGTGCATTTGCAATCATCAAATCCACGATTGCAAACGGGAAAGAACTTGCCTCGGCAGGGCAAGCGATTGCGGATTTTGCCTTTGCGAAGGAAGACCTGCAAGCCAAAGCCAGCAAGAAAAAGAATAGCACCTTTGGTAACGACTTACAGGAGTTTATGGCTCTTGAAGAAGTAAAGAAGAAAGAAGCTGAGTTAAAATCAATAATGTATCTGTATGGGCGATATGGCTTGTGGGAAGACTGGGTAAAGTTCCAAGCAGATGCAAGACGCAAACGGCAAGAACAGATAAGGAAAGCAAGGCTGAAACGCGATAAAATAGTTGAGATAGTAGGTATTGTTTCGCTGTCTGCCGTAATCCTGATGCTGATAAGTGCCATTGGATATGTAATAATGAGAAGAAAGTTATGGCTCTAAGACCTTCACAACAATCGTTGCGCAACTGGACTAAACAAAAATGGCGCACTAGGTCTGGTAAGAACTCAACACAGGGTTCAAAAGCTACAGGCGAACGCTACCTTCCCAGCAGCGCAATAAAATCCTTATCGGCATCTGAATATGCCGCCTCCACCGCCGCCAAACGCAAGGCCATCAAAGCTGGCAAACAGCATTCGCGGCAACCTAAACGCATTGCAGAAAAGACAAAGCAGCACAGAACATGAGTTTTCTCCATACCCTGAAGCGCGAAGAGCGCGACCTTCTGCGTAGAATTGTTAAGAAGGTTCACCTTGCCTACCACCCCAAACAATTCCAAACCGACAGAGAAGCCGACAAGGTTATTGCTGTCATAGGGCCAGAAGTTATCGAGCGCATGATAAAGTTTGGCAAGGACAATAAGGTTGACCACATTTAAATATAAACCTGACGGCGAAACGCTAAAAGCATTTATGAAGTCTGATGTCTTCTTTCGCTTGCTGCGCGGCCCTGTTGGTTCTGGTAAATCTGTGTGCTGCTGCGTTGAATTATTCCGCAGAGCTTTACAGCAGAAAAAAGATGACAATGGCATCCGCCGCTCACGTTGGGCTGTTATCAGAAACACCAACCCTCAACTTAAAACAACCACAATCAAAACGTGGCTTGATTGGTTTCCTGAAAACGAATGGGGGAAGTTCCAATGGTCAGTTCCTTACACGCACAATATCAAGCGTGCTGACCTTGAGCTTGAAGTTATCTTCCTTGCTTTGGACAGACCAGAAGATGTTAAAAAACTACTCTCCCTAGAACTAACAGGCATCTGGGTGAACGAAGCAAGGGAGATTCCCAAATCTATTATCGATGCTTGCTCTATGCGGGTAGGCCGTTTTCCTTCAATGAAAGATGGTGGGTGTACATGGACAGGTGTAATCGCAGACACAAATGCGCCAGAAGAAGACCACTGGTGGCCGATAATGTCAGGCGAAGTACCCATTCCAGATCACATTCCAAAAGAAGAAGCCAAGATGCTGGTCAAGCCAGACAACTGGGAGTTCTTCACACAACCTCAAGGCATGCTGGAAGTGAAAGAGGAAGACGGCAACGTCACAGGATATACGCACAACGAGAACGCCGAAAACAAAAACAATATGCGCAAAGACTACTATCCGAACATTGTGCAGGGGAAGACGAAGAGTTGGATAGATGTGTATGTGATGAACCGCCTTGGGAGTATCAAAGATGGTAAGCCTGTATACCCAATGTTTGCTAGCGATGTTCACATTGCTAAAGAAGAGATACCTATTGCTGCTGGCATTCCTGTTTATTTGGGAATTGATTTTGGTTTAACACCTGCTGGCGTGTTTGGACAAAAAGTGCGTGGACGTTGGCTGATACTGCAAGAGGTGGTTGCCTTCGATATGGGTATCGTAAAGTTTAGCGAAATCTTGCGGCAGGAAATCTCCACACGTTATAGCCAGTCTGAGGTTATTATCTTTGGTGACCCTGCAGGAGATTTCCGCGCACAGACAGATGAATCAACACCGTTTCAGATTTTGCGTGGTGCAGGATTGAACGCTCGGCCTGCGCCATCAAATGATGTATCTCTGCGTTTGGAATCTGTGTCTGCACCACTTGGCCGCATGGTTGATGGACAGTCTGGGTTTCTTATTGACCAGCGTTGCCGCACACTTATCAAAGGATTTGAGGGCGGCTACCAGTACAGAAGGTTGCAGGTATCTGGTGAACGCTATGATGATAAGCCTGAGAAAAACCATTTCTCTCACATTCACGATGCGTTGCAGTATTTAATGCTGGGTTCTGGTGAGGGCAGGGCAATCATGTCCAACCTTGCGCACGCTCCAACAGCTTTTCAAGCACGCAAAGATTACGATGTGTTCTCTCGCAAGCCGCGTCAGCGCAGACAAGGGTTGTGGTCACGTATGTAGTTTTGTGCGTTGCTCTGCAAAAGTGCAAAACATATTACAAGATATAAGGAGTATTACAATGTGTATAGCACCAAAACGCCCTAACGCACCTGCTGTTGACCCTGACGTTGAAATAGAACGTGAGAATCAAGAAGCGCAGGAAATGACGAAAAAGGCTGATGCTAAAGCAGATACGCTTGAGCGAACAATTAAACGCAAGCGCGGTGGCCTTGGCTCAATGTCATTACTGACAGGAAGCAGAGGCGGCATGGGCTATTTTGACGGAACGCTGTAATGCAAGAAAAAACAGCCGAGCGACTGCTTGGAAAATATGAGCGTGCGAAATCAGCACGTACCAATTTCGAGCCGCTCTTTGATGAGTGTTACGAGTACGCTCTGCCCATGCGGCAGAGCTTTTACCATGAATCAGCAGGGCAGCGCAGAGATGACCGCATCTTTGATGAAACTGCTGTTGTTGGCACACAGGAGTTTGCATCACGTTTGCAATCTGGTCTGGTGCCAAACTTTGCACGCTGGGCTGATTTTGTTGCTGGGTCTGAAGTTCCTAAAGAACAAATAGATGAAGTTAATAACCAGCTTGATGAGGTTACAGAATATGTATTCGAGGTTCTGCAAAATTCAAACTTTGGGCAAGAAGTGCATGAGAGTTTTATGGACCTTGCTGTTGGCACTGGCATCTTGTTGTGTGAAGAAGGTGATGCAATCAACCCGCTACGTTTTAACGCGGTTCCGCTTCCGTCTGTGGTATTGGACACAGGTGCGGATGACCGTATTGATCACGTGTTTAGAGAGCGCAGCCTCAAGATATCTGAGATATTACTCGCTTATCCTAAGGCAGTGTTATCGGAGCGGCTGGTTAGGGCAGCTTCATCAAGTCCCGATGCAAAGTGTAAGCTTATTGAAATCGTGTGTCGTAACTATGACAAGCGCAACGAAGAAGCGCATGATTTCTTTGTTGTCGATGTTGAAGACAAATCAATAATCTATCACGAAAAGTTCACCGGCTTAGGCTCCAATCCCTTCATTTGTTTTCGTTGGTCTAAAGCAGCCGGTGAAATTTATGGCCGTGGTCCTCTTGTCAATGCACTCAGCGCAATCAAAACCACTAACCTGACAATCGAACTTATACTTGAAAATGCGCAGATGGCTATCTCTGGCATCTACCAGATGGATGATGACGGCGTTGTAAACACAGACACAATAAATTTAGTGCCAGGCACCATCATTCCAAAGGCTATGGGTTCGCAAGGATTGCAACCTATAAAGGCGGCAGGTGATTTTAATGTTGCCAATCTCGTGCTGAATGACATGCGCAGTAATATTAAAAGGGCGTTGTACAATGATATGCTTGGCGACCCAAATAAAACACCAGCCTCCGCAACTGAAATTGCAGAACGCATGGCTGATTTATCCAGACGCATTGGGTCAGCCTTCGGCAGATTACAGGCTGAGATGGTTCAACCAATACTGCAACGTGTTGTATACATTCTAAAGAAGCAGGGCCGCATTGACTTGCCAACAATTAACGGCAGAGAAGTAAAGGTAAAGTCTGTATCACCGCTTGCACAAGCACAGGCTAATCAGGATATTTCATCTGTATCACGCTATCTGCAATTAGTGGGCGGAACTTTTGGGCCAGAAATTTTGAATTTGCTTATTAAGTCTGATGACGTTGCGGTGTATCTTGCTAAGAAGTTTGGAGTACCAGACAGCTTGGTAAGGGATGGCGTAGAACGCGAACAGCTTATGCAAGCAGCACAACAAATGGCGCAACAACAACAACAGGCTAATGTCGAACTTCCTAGGTCTTGATGGGTTTCCTCGCCTTAAAGAGGATGATCATAAAATCTCACAGAATGTACACGCACTGTTTAAAACTCCCAACGGCAGAGCAGTGCTAACTTATTTGCGTTCTATCACCATTGAAGCCGTCACTGGTGCAGGCGCATCTGACGCTGAACTTCGGCATCTTGAAGGGCAGCGTTTTCTTGTAGGCCTTATTGAAAGGCGAATGAAACACGGCGAAAAGGTAAAATCAAATGAGTGAAGCAGATAATGTAGAAGTTGCAGTTGAAGCAACAGAAGCACCTGCCAGACCAGAATGGTTGCCAGAGAAGTTTAATACACCAGAAGACTTGGCATCTTCATATTCACAGCTTGAAAGTAAGCTTGGCACATCACAAGAAGAGATGCGCAAACAGCTTATTGATGAGTTTGAAAGCGCAGCTATCGAGAACAGGCCTGCGTCTGTTGGCGATTATCAAGTGCCAGAAAATCTTGATGCTGACCTTGTAAACGATAATGAGTTGTTTAGATGGTGGGCTAATCATGCGTTTGAAAACGCATACAGCCAGCAAGAGTTTGAAGATGGCATTAATATGTATGCTGCTGCTCTTAACGCAAACATGCCTGACCTTGATGCAGAACGGACTGCACTGGGCGAAAATGCTGATGCACGCATTGAAGCTGTTGATTTGTGGTCACAGAAATTCTTTCCAGAAGAATACCAAGACGCAATCATGGGCTTGGGTGCATCCGCTAAAGGCATTGAAGCACTTGAGTTTCTGATGAGCCAGATGAGTGCGAGTTCTGTTGGCGGAAACACTGCGCCTATCCAACCTCTTAATGAAGCTGATTTGCAATCAATGATGAAAGATGAGCGTTATTGGAATCCGACAAAAAGGGATAACGCCTATGTCCAGAAAGTCCAAGAAGGGTTTTCCAAACTCTACCGTTGATGCGTTTCATGTTGATGGTGACATTAGAATTGTAAAAGCAACAGCAGAACATGCTGGGTATTTGCAACATCACTTACGGCCATCTGATGTTCGTGAGTGTATGATACATTCCTCAACACCGTGGCGGGCGTTGCATGCGCCCCTGCGGATGAAGGGTGCGCATACATGGACAGGCATGTACAAAGATGAGCCTGTGTGCATGTTTGGTGTTGTGCCATTTATGACATCTGATGATTTTCATGCAGCAACAGTGTGGTTGCTAGGCTCTACGGTGCTCGATGATATACCGCGTATCTTTCTTAAAAACAGCAAAGAGATGTGTGAGTGGCTATCCATTCAGTATGATTTGATAGAAAACGTAGTTCCACTTGACCATGAGCGCACAATTAAATGGCTTGATTGGCTGGGCTTTGCGTTTTCAGAAGAACCCACAATCGTCAATGGATACTCATGTGTGCGTTTTGTGCGTTGCGATACATCCATTGAAGTGAGATTCCAATAGCATACAGCCTGTTTCAAGCTGACGGCCCTACGGGATAACCGAATGATGCGATGTAACGGACAACTGTGCGTAGTGTAAACTCTCTTAGAAGGAACTGATATAATGGCGAATACAATCGACCAAGCCTTTATTAAGCAGTTTGAATCTGAGGTTCACATGGCTTATCAGCGCATGGGGTCTAAACTCCGTAATACTGTGCGCACTGTGGGTAATGTCCGTGGTAGCGTTGTACGCTTTCAGAAAATCGGAACTGGTGCTGCTTCAACTAAAACTCGTAACGGTGACGTTACTGCTATGGAACTTGCACATACTAATGTGGAAGCCACTATGGCAGATTTTTACGCCGCAGAATACATCGATAAGTTAGATGAATTGAAGATTAACATCGATGAGCGTCAGGCTGTTGCACAGTCTGCTGCTGCTGCTCTGGGTCGTAAGACTGACGAAATCCTGTATACCGCAATGGATTCAGGTGCCAACTCTACTCAAATCGCTGATACTACAGGTGCTATCGTTAAAGCAGACTTGTTGACGCTGTTTGAAACCTTTGGTGCTGCTAACCTGCCAGAAGATGGGCAGCGGTATTTGGCAATGTCTCCTGCTGGTTATGCAGACCTGTTTAACATCAACGAGTTCGCATCAAGCGATTTCGTAGGTGAGCAGAACCTGCCTTTTGCTGGTGGCATGACTATGAAAGAATTTCTTGGCTTCAAGATTTTCTCAACCGCAGCAATCACTGCTGGCAAGAATATGGCTTACCATACGACTGCAATCGGCTTGGGCATTAACTCTGATGTTCAAACTGAGCTTAACTATGTGCCGCAAAAGGCTGCGCATTTGGCAACATCAATGATGTCAATGGGTGCTGTTGTTATCGATGACAACGGTGTCTATGAAGTCCTTGATGATAATACCTAATTAGGAGTGGGGGGCTTCGGCCCCCCATGACTACATGTCAACGGTAGCAAATTCAGGAATAGATATAGCGTCACGCGGATTAATATTGATTGGTGCAGAACCAATCACATCATTTTCGTCTGACAGCACTGAGGCTCTTGTAGCCTCAAACTTGTATGAAGATACAGTGCGTACTGCGCTGTGCGCTTCACGCTGGCGGTTTGCAACCAATCAGCAAACACTAAACAGATTATCTGCTACCCCAACCGGCAGGTTTGACGTAGCTCATCAACTTCCACATGACCTTCTTATGTTGCACGCTGTAACGATAGAAGACAATTTGATTGAATACACAATCTACGGCAACAAGCTCTTCCACAACACATCAACCACAAATGATGTTGTTGCTGATTATACATTCAGGGCGCAAGAGCAGGACTTCCCCAGCTACTTTACATTAGCTGTTGAATACTCACTTGCATCATCATTTGCACTTGCCATTGCCAGAGATGAAACAATGGCTGGCATGATGGAGCGCAAAGCTTTGCAGTTAATGCAGCAAGCAAAGACACTAGATTCACAACAACAAACAACACGCAGGTTAGTAACATCGAGGTTTATTGCTGAAAGGAGGAGTTAATGCCGCGTATTAGAGTGCCGCTTAACAACTTTGCTTTTGGTGAAATCAACCCATCGCTAACATCGCGCGTTGATAGCCCTGTCTATAATCAGGCAGCTGAATCTGTAAAGAACTTTTTTATTCGTGCAGAGGGCGGGGTAATCAAACGCCCAGCTACTAAACGCATACATAATTTTGGGCATACATTTGATAGCGCACTAACACAACAAATACGAATTGAACCCTTTGTTTTTTCTGATGACGAGAAATACATTGTCGCTTTCTCTAGTGGTCAACTTGATATCTTCCGCATCGTTGCCTCAACGAACGCGGTCTCCCACATTCAAACAATTACTGTTGATGTGGATAGTGCTAGCCTGCCTATTACAAATACCAACATTAATCAGCTTACATTTGCACAGCGGGGCGACTTTATGTTTATCGCCCACACATCTTTTTTGTGCAGATTGCTCGTCAGAACTGGACTAACAACATTTGAAGTGCGGTTGTTTTCATTTGACACAGACATCGCTGGTGAGCGTGTATTCCAACCTTATTATAACTTTCAATCATCAAGCACTTCGCTGTCATCAAGCGCAACAAGCGGCACAGGTGTAACGCTTACAACAAGCGCAGATTACTTCACATCCAATCATGTTGGTGTTCGCTTACAAATCGGCGAAACAGAAGCAACAATTACTGCTGTCACAGATGCAAAAAATGTAACAGCAGACATACACGGCACCTTAAAAACACAGCTTGATGTTGATGCACTGCAAACAAAAGATGGGTCTAACAAAGTAGAGGTGACACATGCTCTTCACGGATTGGCAGTTGGTGCTTCAGTCACTATTGCTGAAGCTGGTGGTGTGGGTGGAATTGGTGCTGGAAACATTAATGGTGCAAGGACAATCAATAGAATCATTGATGACAACCGTTATGAAATTACAGCAGGCTCTAGCGCAACATCTGAAGCCATTGGCGGTGGTTCTCCTACAGTAGAATCAAGCGCAGCCACAACAGAATGGTTTGAGCAATCTTATTCGCCGCTGCGCGGCTTTCCAGCAGCCGTTACTTTCCATGAAGACAGGCTATGGTTTGGTGGTACACCATCACAGCCAGATGGCTTGTGGGGGTCTGTAACAGGTGAATACTTTAATTTTGATTTAGGTGATGCAGAAGATAATGATGCACTCGATTTAGATGCCAACATTGGTGCAACAAACCAAATACGTCATCTTGTTTCCAATCGTGATTTGCAAGTGTTTGCATCGCAGTCTGAGTTCTTTTTGCCATCTTTCACAGACAAACCAGTAACGCCAGCAAATGCAAAGATATCTGCGCAAACACCATTTGGGTCTGGCTTTGTGCGCCCACAATCTCTTGATGGTGCAACAATGTTTGTACAAGGCACAGGCACAGCCGTAAGGGAGTATATATTCTCTGACGCCGAAGGTGCATACACAGGCAACATGATATCACTGTTATCATCACACCTGATAAATGCGCCAATACAACTTGCGACAATTAAAGGAAGTCTGGATAGGCCAGGAGCATATGGTTTCTTTTTAATGAATAATGGAGAAATCGGTGTGTTTTACAGCATTCGTTCAGAGAAACGTGCAGGCTGGATGCGCTGGGAAACAACAGGCAGTTTTCATTCTATCTGTTCTGTTGATGAAGATTTGTATTGTGTGAGCGCACGCGATGACGGCAGCGGAACAACCAAGCTGTTTCTTGAGCGGTTCCAAACAGATATGGCAATGGATTTTGGTGATGACTTCACCGGCACTGCTGGTGTGTTTACAGTAAGTTCTCACTTTGCAGATGGCGCAGTTGTAGATGTAACAGATGGCACAGAGTATCTGGGGCAGTTTACGGTTGCTAGTGGACAGTTAGATGTGAGTGCAGTTAAACCATCAACGTCTGTGCAAGCTGGCTACAAGTTTGTGCCAGAGCTTAGAACATTGCCAATTGATGCACAGGTGCAGGGCGGGTTCTTAACTGCACGCCCACGGCGTATATCGCTTGTTGATTTAGATTTAAATGAAACATTGAGCGTGTCTGTAAATGGCACTGATATGATTATTCGTAACGTAAACTTTGCTGTTGGAGGAAGTGTAAGCAAAATCACTGGGAAGAAAGAATTTCGTCCACTTGGCTACAGCAAAGACCCGCGTGTAACAATCTCGCAGAGTGCGCCATTGCCTTTGCAGATTAACGGCTTGATAGCAGAGGTGGCATTCTAATGAATCCATTACTTATGGCAAATCCTTATCTTATGGTAGCGGCTGCTGGGCTGACTATCTATAGCCAGTATCAAGCTGGCAAAGCTGAGAAACAGCGTCAAAACGCTATTGCAGCACAGCAAGAGCAGAACGCTAAGTTTGCAAAGCTAGAAGCAGAGCAGCAGCACAATGCACGCCAAGCAAGGCTAGCTACCCTTATAGGCGTAAACGATACACTAATGGCTGTAAACAAACGCGGTAGTGGAGACAGGTCTGCTCGTGCGCTTGAAAAGGCAGAACGCAAAAAGTCTGCAACAGATGACGGCAGAGCAAGAACACAAAGCATGTTGACTATGAGCAGACAGCGTTTTGCTGCTGCTGATGCAAGAGCCGCAGGTAATCAGGCTATGCGTAGTGCATTGTTTAAATCACTAGGAACAGGCATTCAAGCAGCAGATATGTATGGGCAGATATAATGGCAGAGATACGCAGATTACAATCACAGCCAGTATTTAACAAACCTATTGGTGTTGTTACGCCGTCTAATGCTGGCGTAAGAGCGGCTGAAGAAACAGCTAATCTTGGCGCACGCATGATGCAGTCTTTCTTTAATAAAGAAGTTCAAGCGCAACAGGAAAAGGGTGTTGAGATTGCTTCACAGTTTGCTGTGCGAAATGCAAAGCAAGATGTTGAATATCGTAGCTTGCCACAAGGCATGTCGAAGATTGCACAGAAAACAGCACAGCCGCTTATCGATAAAAAATATCAGGCAGCCATAATGGCTGACATGAAAAAAGAAGCAGCAAAATATCGCGCAGACAACCCTGATGATCCAGATGGTTTTGATACTGCTTTTTCTGCATACATCAACAAAGCAGCCGAACTTTCTGATGACAGATATAAATCATTTATAATGGATTTAGGTGGTGAGCTTGCGGGCAGTAACTATGCTGCGCTTTACGCTGATAAAGTTGATGCAGAAGATATGCAGAACTTTAAGGATACTTATGATGCTATTCTTTCAGCACAACAGGACTTAGCAGCTTTTGTTGAAAGCGGTGCGGCTGGTGCAAGCAGTACAGTTGCACGCATAACTTATGATAATCTTAACAAAGAAATCGATGAGCTTGTCGAAATACATGGCGACAGGATGTCAGTTACAGCAGAAAGCGAATTGCGCAAAGGTTTAAAGAGGTCTTATGGCGGCGCAATGGCAAACAATGTAGTTAATAAGCTGGTATCTCTACCTGAGTTTCAAGACCCTATAATGGGCGCACAGGCAGCAGCTAATGTTATTAATGGATTAGAGCTTGCGTTTCGTAATGGTAAAACAGATGCGCTTAGTCCAGCAGTTTTGGGCAAACTAAAACAAGCTGGCTTTTCAAAAGAAATGATATCACCAAAATTTCTTGATGCTGAGAGCAGGCGCATTATAGCTGGCGATATTTCTGTAACAGAAAATACTATGCAGGAGCAGCTCACATCTACAAGAAATGCACGTTTAGCACAAGCATCAATAGCTACCTTACTTTCTAATGGCATTGTTTCTAAAAAAGAAATGGACAATGTATTTACCCATTATGGTTACAA